AAGCCAATGTGCTAGCAGGAGATGTGAAAGCTAACCAACAAGTTGGGGTGTTAGCAACTGCTAGGGGGCAAGCTGCGGATGCTGGTAGTGGCTTGGCTCAAGCAGCTAAATTAGCCCGATCGGAAGATTTAAACAGAGCTACTGCTGGTTTAAGTAGAAGTACTAATATTATGGGAAATCTTGGAAAAGTTGGTAGCATGGTTATGAAAAAAGGTTTAGACGATGGAGGGTTTTTTAGAAGGCCCCCTAACAGTTCTGGTCAAATGATTTAATTATGATATACGGCGCTAATAGACTAGGTACGATTGCGGGTTCAGTTGAAGCTGCAAAAAGGCTTGAGCGTGAGGATATAAAAGACCCCGATAAGGTCTTTGCTGATGTTTCCAAGCGTCAGTTTGATAGATATGAACGTGATTTCAAACCATTTGAAAGAGATTTAATAGCGCGTGCTCAAACCGATACTAGTCTAATAGATAGAGTTCCTGAAGATGTAGAGCAGCAACAAAGAATTGCAGAGGGTGTGAGTAGACGGAATAGAGAGAGGTTTGGTTTTGAATCTACTCAAGCTTTAGCTTCTGAAAGAGAAAGAGCTACACAAAGAGGAGAAGCCTTAAATTTAGCTGGTGGGTTAACTAACGCTAGATTAGCCCAATTAGATCAAAATCAAAAAGTTTTAGGTGATTTAATAAATATTGGACAAGGCTTGAATAGAAGTTCATTATCTGGATTAGGTGCTGCAGCTCAAAATGCAGTAGCAAGAAGAAGCCAATATGAAAGAGATAGGGTAGCTTACAAAAATGCTAGAACAAGTATGTTAACCAATATTTTGATGGCCCCTTTATCAATTTTTTCTGACATACGTTTGAAAAAAGACATTACTTTTAGCCACAAAGAAGGTAAATACAATGTTTACACTTGGGAGTGGACTGAAGAAGCTAAAGAATTAGGTGCAGGCGACCTACCTAAATATGGAGTTCTTGCACAAGAAGTAAAAGTACAAACTCCAAAAGCTGTTACTACACACGGTTCTGGTTATTATATGGTTGATTATGGAGCTTTAGATGTCTGAGTTTAAGTCCGCAAGAGATATGAATTTTTTCCAAAGAGTATTTGGAGGACGAAGGTATACCGCTCAAGAGGTAGATGCTATACAAGGTCAAGAAGCTAGTGAGTACAGCGCTACTTTTGGTACTATGCAGGGCGACTACGCTACCGCTTTACAGGACGAGACACCACCGGAAGAATGGTTAGCTAGTGGTAAAACACAAGATCAATGGAGTAAATTTAGAAATCAAGAAAAAGATAAATCACTTACTGGGTTTACAGCGAGTAAATACATCACAATATATGGTAAAGATAAGTTTTTACAAAACTTACCTGCTGATACTGCAAAAGAGACTCTTAGTACTTTCCAAGATAAAGAAACTGGGCAATTTAAATTTTTTGACCCTTTTAACAGTCCTACTTATAAAAATGAAGCTGGAGAAGAAGTAACAGATATTAACGTAAGAACCGCTACTATGGGTGAAGATGGCACCGCTAAAATGCGTACTAACAACCTAACGGCGGATGGCAGTAATCAAAGAGATTCTGAAGATCCTGGAATGGCTGTAGATAATAGTCAGTTAGATGCTTTTTTTGAGTTAGCTAGACTAGAAAAAGCTAAAAAAAGTGGCGGAAGAATTACCGAGTCTTTAAAGAGATTAGATCAAGAGTTATTAAATGAACAAAACTTAGATATTGATGAGGCTATATTAAGTGGGGATAGAAGTGTAACGCTAAATGCAGCCGAAAAAATTGCAAATTATTTTAAAGAAAAAGGTATTTCAGTGAAAGATACTACCACTGGAGAAAGATTTTCTGCAGATGATTCTGTAACAGCAGCAGCTGATCAAGCTTCAGCTGATGCCATGCCTAATTTAGAGGGTACTCTTTCGGGTTCTACTGTTAATCCTGCAAATCCAGCGGTAGTAAGAGCAAATGAAATAGTTACCTCATATAAACGTGGGGATAACATTAACGTAGAAGATTTAGCGGGTGGTTTGTCAAAAGGTTTTCAAAAAACTTTTACACGTGATTTTAATTCGAGTCAAACACGCGCGGATGCTGCTAGAACTCGTATCGCTGCATTAGAACAAAAAAGAGAAAAAGATGGGGAGTTATCTAAAGGAGATCAACAAAAATTAGCTGGTGCAGAAAAACAACTAGAAAGAAGTTTAGATTCTCAAGAAAGATTAGTAGAAAGAGTAAAAAATAACATAGAGTCTGATGCTAAAACATATAGAGAAAGGGTTGCGGGAGACCAAAGTAAATTAACAGAAGATCTTGACCGAGTTAATTTTAATCTTACGGTTGAGTCAGTTTCACCTGCAGGTAAAGAAAAACTTCTAACAGAACAGGGAGATACGTTAAAAAAATTCTTAACTGGAAAACATCTAGATACTCCTGGTTCAGAAAAAACGGTTGTAAACCAAGTGCTTGCTTCTAAGGGAAATGACTTAAAAGCTATTCAAGGTAATGGCCCTCTTATGGAAGATTTAAAAAATTTATCTGGAGCTGAATTAAACCAAAAATACATGAATCAAGATGGTAGTTTAAATACTGAAGCTATTTATGGTAAAGAATATGAACCTGAAGTTGAAAGCATTCTTAAAAAGACTGTTTCTAATAAACAAATAGCAGATTTTGTTTCAGCAGTTAAATCAGGAGACCAAGAAAAAATAGATGCTGTAGTAGATAGTATTAACATATCAGAAGAAGACGAAAGACAACTAACATCTATAATTACACAATCCGCTAGTGGAGCAAACTATGCAAAGGGTGCACAAGGACCTGGAGGTAGGGGTAAAGCAAGAGCTTTTGCAATTATAGCTATGTCTACCATGGATAAGTCATCACCGGAATACAAACGACTTACAAGTGCTCCTTACTTAAGTATGATTGAAACTGGTAGATTTACTGGTGATCAATTAAATTACCAATCTAAAATTTATAATAATGCGCGTTTAGACAGAGCGATGCGAGATGTTAGCTCCCCGGTTAAAGTAGAGATTGATCAAGTTAGAGATATGATAGTAGATTTTGGAACTGACGAAGATTCTCCTTTATTTGAAAACGCACAAGCACTTTTTAGGAACGTATCTCCTCGTCTTTCAGCAGCAAAACAACAAGCGACAAATGCTGCTGACCAAAGGGCTGTGCTTACTTACACTATGGAAATGATGAAAAAGTTCCAACAAACTTTAGAGCCCAGCACTTTCCAAAAAATATTTTCTCTTGGGTTTGCTAAAGGGGGTAACCTAAATATGTTTGGAGAAAATATTGATATTAAACCAATTATTGAAGGTAATGAACTTATAGGGTTCCGTTCGGGATCAGCTAAGATAGAGCTGAATGATGCAGCACAAGATTTTGATCCTAGATTTATAAATGCTTTAAAAGAAGTAGCAATACGTAACTAATGGCTTCTCTAGCGGATATAATTTTAGGTAAATCCGAACCAGCTAAAAAACAAGAAGAAGCTGTTGCAGATAAACTTTTTAGCAATCAAACTCCGGGTGAATATACACCTACTCAGTTAGATGAAGGTTTAAGCACTGCTCCTCAAAGTTTAGGAGGTGTTTTTGCTGAGTCTGTACGCGGTGGATCAGCCCAACTAACAAGTGATGTTGAAAGGTTTAAAGGTCTTGGTAACATTCTGTTAGGAGACCAAGAAGCTGCGCGAAGAAACTTAGCTATAGCTGAAAGTTATGATGACTATTCTTCAGAGCTTTTAGGTCAGATCCAACCCTTTGAAGAATTCCTTGAGGAACCTACTTTTGGTGGATTTTTAACACAGGTAACAAAAGCGATAGGACAGTTTACTCCTATGGCAGTTAGCTCTGTGGCTAGTGGGTTCGGTGGTGCAGCTGCCGGTATGCTTGGTAAAGGTGGGCTCAGACTCGCCGGTAAAAAAGGTGCTGATAAACTTTACAATGACGTATTAAAAAAAGTAGGTAGAAACGAAGCACTGACGCCAGATGAAAAAGTAATTTTTGATGAAGGACTTGGTTATTTAAAATGGGCAAAACGAGGGGGTATAACAGGAGCGTTTGGTCAAGAATATGTAGTAGGTAGTTCGCAGGCTGCTTCTGAATATCAAGAAGCTGGTATAGATTTAACTGCAGCTGAAGCTGCACAATCATTTCTTTTAGGTATACCACAAGCGGTATTAGGTACTGCTTCTGAGACTATTTTCGCTCGTGCTATGTTGAAAAATGCTCTAAAAAAATCTCCTTTAGTTGCTTTAGAAAGAAAAGCACAAACCTTAGGCACTGCTAATTTAAGTAAAAATGAAAAGAAGATGTATAATCTTTTTCAAAAACTACAAAAAAATGGGGAAGGGTCTTTAACAGAAAGCCAACGTGCCGTACTAAGAAAATACAGTGGACCTAAGAAAAACCCTTTCTTTTCTACCATACAAGACGTAGGAAAAGGTTTTGTTGGTTCGGGTGCAGTTGAAGGTGTTACCGAGTTAGGCCAAGAAGGCTTAGGAGTAGCTCAAAGGTTTGCTATTGATGATGAGTATACTGCACGAGACGCAAAACTAAGATTAGCGGAAGCGGCCTTTGCTGGGTTTTTTGCTGGTGGTGCTAGAGGTGGAGCAGGAGGAGCTGCAACTTCTATTATATCGAAAACAAACAATTTACTTTCTAAAGGTATCAACTTAAGTAATCAATCTAATCAAGATATTTTAGATGCGGTAGGAAATACAAGTAAAGAGAGTAAAACAGAAGCAACAGTCCAAGCAGAAATAAAACTCGGAAAACCAGTTTTATTTTTACCACTAACAAATAAGAATGCTTCCGATCGTAATTATTCAGCAAGCGAGTTAGGATATAAGAATGTAGACTTTGGAAACAGAGAGATACAACTCCCGTACAAAGATGGCGTGGTAGTAGGTACTAAAGAAAAATTACAAGAAGCTTTTAATTATTATTCACGTAATAATGCTAAAGCTACTAACAACCAAGAAGTAACCCTAGCAGAAGAGCAAGAATACCAACAAGCTATTATCAAAGCATTAGATGGAGAAGAACTATTTGATGTAGTTGATAACCCTACTCATATCATCAATGTAAAAGATAGTGAAGGTAATGTTGTTGCGCAGAAACAAGTGTCTCAAACTGTTGAGAACTTAGACCAAGCAGTTACACAACTTCAACAAAAATATCCAGATACTCAAGTAGAAGCGTTTGCTATAGAAGACACTAGAAACATGATAGACCCTAATGATCCAGATATCGATGCTCTGGACGACCTTGAGGCAGATGATGACACTACCTTAGATGATGATCCTGACGCCCCTGTTTTTAGAAACACAAGTGAAATAGTTGATGCCGCAAGACAAGAAGCGGAAAGAACTGGAGAAGATATAAATACTGTTTTAAGTAGACTTGGTGGACAAGGACAAGGAGGGCAGTTTGGACAGCAATTAGAAGAAGCTAGAGTTACTATAGCTCCTGAGTTAGTAGCAAGAACAGAGTCAGAAGGAGATACAAACCAAACATATAAATTTAGTGACCCTCTAACTTATAAAAAAACAAACTATGAACCTAGACCAGAAACAAAAGAGGGTAAAAATAAAACAGCTGATGAAGAACTAGCACGACTTAGACAAAGATATTTAGATGAGTTAGGAACAGACCAAGAAAAAACATATTGGGGAGGCGTTGAACAAGATGTTAACTCTCCTAGAATGAAAACTTTAAGTTTAAGTCTTTTAAAAGCTTACTTTGAACAGCAACCAACTAAGCCAGATATTGCAATTGTTACTACTCCATCGGACTCTGGTACTTATTCTTTAGTTACTAGAACAAATCCTAATATTGAGTTAGTGTCTATTCAGTCAGTAGAAAAAGCCGTATTAGAATCTCTATTTAAAAACAAACAAACTGGACAATCTCAAGCAACTCCTGGATTTAAAATAAAAGTTACTAATGGCAACGCTCCCACTACACTGGGATATGGGGATATGAAGTTTTTGTTTGCTAATCAAGATGTATCTGTAAACATGCATACCCTTCTATTTAGCGGTTTACAAATATTTCCTGAGATAAACCTCGAATTAAACACAGTAAGAAATCAACTTCAAGAATCAGGTTTAAATCCTTCTCAGGCTTTTGCTCAAGCTTTTGCTGGAGTAGTTCCTGATATATTGGAAGCCTATAAAGCTCAAGGTTTTGAAGTTGTGGTGCAAAAAGATTTTGGTAAACAAGGTTCTGAGTTTGTAAGTTTAGATGAATCTCCACTTACTATATATGAGGTGCCTTTACTTTATAGAAGATCTAAATCAGAACCGGGTGCGCCTACTCAATTTATGTCTTTAACAGGTATGTTAGAAGACGTAGATAATATCACTTCTGCAAAAAAATCAGCAAGAGAAAAATTTTCAGATTACACAGAAATATTAAATAATTTAAAAGAAGACCCAGAGAATAACCTTTTTGGCGAAGCTCTTGTTGAACGTGCTAAAGCACAGTATGCTCAAGAAGGTGGGGATATGAGTATATTTTTTACAACCACTAGCCCTCAAGGTATTGTTGGAAAACTAACTGAAATACAAAAACTTAACAAGAAACTTAATGACCCTAAGTTATCTGAAAAAGAGGTAGCAGCATTAGAACAAGCTATAAATACTTACAATAGAGAGATTAACCAAACACTAGGTAAAGATGATTCTAGGGTACAACAAGGGGGTCGAGATGAGTCCGTAGCTATGAGAGAGTCTACTGCTAGGGCTGGAGACCTTAGAGTAGAAGGGCCTACCGGAGTAGTGCCTGAAATGACTACGCAAATATTTGATGATAATGGTGAGTTAATAGTATTACCGCAACAACCAGCACAAGAAGGGACTTTACCTGTTACTGAGTATGAGATTGGTCAAAAAAGAGATGAATTCATTCAGACTCAAGAAAGAGTGCAAACTGATTCCGGTAATGTACCCTTAAATTTAAGAGAAGCCGAACAGCAACGTGCTGAAAGAAACTTAGAAAGAGTTAGAGCAGAAGACACTACACCTACTGCAACTGAAGCCGCACCTGAAATAGATTTATTTGAAGACACTCCAACTTTTAATCCTGCTGGTGTTGAAGTCAATCTTAATAATGTAGAAGCTGGAGTAGAGGCAAGCCCAAATGCTGCAGCTATATTTGATTTACAAGAAGGCGACAGAAAATTTACTGGTGAGAGTTTTATAGGTGAAATGAATAGAAAGTTAAAAGATTTATTTAAAATTACCAGTAAAACTTTTGTAATAACAGCTGAAGACTCAGTTAACTTAAGTCTTAAAAATCCAGATGGAAGTGAGATGCAAACTATGAATAGTGATGGTGAATCTCGTACTGTAGCTGAAGCAATTAGACAAACACAACAAGAGATGATTGCAAAAAATCACCCTGGTATGGCGCACAGATTTGCGGGTGGGCAGATAAATATAGTTATCATAAACCCTCAAGCACTGCGAGGGACCAATAAAACAGCTAATGATATTGCTTCTACTTATGTACTAGGACATGAGTTAGGCCACGTAATATTTAGAGAAGAAATGACTAGACTTGGATTAGATGCTTTTGGTCAAAGAACAGATAAGAAAGTAAGTAAGGCAGACGAAAGAACTGGTCAAATTTTATTTAAAGAATTTAAAAAAGTAGAAGATCAATATGCAACTCGAGGATTCCCTTTTGAAGAATGGTACGCCGACAGAATGTCGCAGTTTTTATTG